CTGCACCACGCGCCGCCCGTTTGCCCCGACCCCGGCCAGATTCACACCGTTCAGGATCGCGTCAAAGTCGTTTTCCGCGCCGAAGATCTCCCCCAGCAGCCGCTTGATCCGCCCGTCATAGTCCTGCAGCAGCGCAAGACCGGCGGCGGCACGCTGCTGCTCGTCCCCGCCAAGCTGCCCCAGCGCGGCTGTCAGCTCAGCATCGTACTGCTCCAGTGTTTTGCCCGCTGCAAAAAAGCGGTGGTAGAGGTTCGGGTCTGCCGGGTTGAACCGCAGCACGCCGCGCCCGTTGACGGAAAATTCCTCCACACCGGTGTCAATGTTCAGTTCCATCGGATACTCCTTTCCATAAAGCCTTCCCCCGCGGGGGAAGGTGGCGCCGCAGCGCCGGATGAGGGGCGGCCTTGCCCTGCCGCCCCCTGCCGTTTTTACGCTTCGGTAAATTTCTTAGCCGCCGGGTCAAAGCTGCCCTTTGTCTTGACGCCGGTGTAATGCACATTGAAGGGGATCTGGTAGCCGGTCGTATCGCCGCCGTAGCTGACGATCTCGATGTAGCATTCTTCGCGCACGGCCGGGTAAGCGCCCGCCGTGTCCTTACCCCACAGCTTGACCTCCACCATGTCGGTCTTGAGGTCGTCCAGCACAAGATCTCCGTCAATGATGGCCTGCAGCTTTTCAAACAGCGGGTCGCCCTCCTCGGCATAATAGGGGCTGACCTCGCCCTGCTTCTGATAGCTGTCGATGACCACCGAGGTCTGGCCGAGGATGTTGGACTTCTTCTCGACATTGGCCGTCAGCTCAGGGGCATATTCCTCCAGATCCTGCCCCAGACGGGTGTAGCTTGCCTCGCCGCTGCCAAAGGCGGCGTTCAGGTAGTGGGCCATGTATCTGCGTTCAATTTTCATTGCATTTCCTCCGTATAAAGCTGTGTGTATTCTGCCTGCAGGCGCAGGGTGTATACCGCCGTGCCGCCTGCCTCGGCGCGCTCCATCCGGCCCTGCTCCGCGCGCAGGCACTCCTGCTGCGGCTCACTGCCGAGCACCGGCGTGCGGTGCGCGGCGCTCTCGGCGGCGATCCATGCCTGCAGCGCCAGCAGCCGCGTTTCGTTTTCGGCGCGGGTATCCGGCAGGCAGAGGCGCAGCGTGAACTCTGCCCGGCAGCGCTGCCTTACGCCGCCCAGCAGGTTCTGCCGGCGGTCCAGCACCGTGATGCCCCCGGCCCACAGGCCGGCCGTGCCCGGTGCGGGGCCGACATCACCAACCTGCACTGTAAGCCCCTGCAGGGCAGGGGCCCGGGCCAGAAACGCGTAGAGTTTTTGCATCATGGTAGTCCTCCTATCTCTAAGCCTTCCCCCTTTGGGGGAAGGTGGCCCCGCAGGGCCGGATGAGGGGCAGCCTGCCACCCGGCGTCCCTTTCCCGTGCAGCAGCGGCCGGCTCGCCCCTCATCAGCCGCCTGCGGGCGGCAGCTTCTCCCCCGAGGGAGAAGCCAAAGTTTTTTTCACCTCGTCAGGCTGTGGACGCCGGTGCCGCTGCGGTTCCACCATGCACCGGCCTCGACATGGTGCAGCCTGCCGCGCAGCCGCATCGGCAGCACATACTGCACCACCGCCGCATTTTCCACCGCAGCGGGTACAAAGCCCGGCCAGTCCTCCCACTGCAGCGCAGGCCCCTCACCAAGGCAGAGCCGGTCACCCGGGGCCAGTGTGTAGTCTGCGCCATAGCGCGCAGCTGTCTGCGGTATGACCACCAGCAGCGCCGTGCCCTGCCGGGTGCCGCCCGCATCGGGCAAAGTGCGCCTGCCCTGCTGCCAGTACACACCCCGCACCACGCGGCGCACCACCAGCCGGTGCGCCGCGTCGGGGTGGTAGAGGGTCACGGTCTCGCTGCAGAGCTTATCCATCATTCACCCACCGCCCTATGCTGTAGTAGTACCCGGCCTCGCGCCGGTAATGCCGCGCGCGGTCGTCCAGCGTGCGGGCGCAAAGTTCCGGCGGGGCGGTGTAGGTCTCGCTCACGCTGCCGATGCTCACCCGCGTCAGACCGCGCCGCTCGTCCTCCTGCGCAAATTCATACATCGCATCAGCGATCGCGCAGAGCGCCATCGCGGCGGCGGCGTCCTCGGTATACGCCCCCGCCGGGGTCATGGGGTAGATGCGGCGCATACGCTTCAGCTCAATCTCTGCGCGCTTCAAAAAGCGCGGGAACTCGCTCTCGGGGATATCCTCCCCGGCGAACTGCTCCTTATAAAAGGTGTAATCCGGCATGCGCCCGCCCCCTTACGCCTTAAACTTTGCCAGCACGACCTTGGCCTCGTTCGACAGCACAGCGACATAGAACTCGTCTGCGGTGATCTCGGTGGTGCGGGTCTTGGGCTTGCGCTCGGTCTCGATATTGACCTCGCGCTTACGGTAGATGGTCAGGGCGGGGATCTCATCGTCCACCTCGGGGTCAGCCTCCAGCTTGACGATCGGGCAGGCGTAGACGCCGTCCGCCAGCGGCACCTTTTTGCTGGGCACCAGGCGGCAACCTGCGATCATGCCGATCTCACCGGTCAGGCCGACACCGGGGGTGTACTTGTCCGCGCTGAGGAAGTCAGGGTTTTTGCGCAGCTGCGTGACCTGCTTGGGGTGGATGAACAGCACCTTGTCGGAGCAGCCCATCTCCTCCTCAAACAGATCGACCGCGTCCACGATCGCATTGTAGCTGATGGCGGCCTTGCTGCCGTCATAGATCAGGCTGGCCGTCTGCAGCGCGTCCATGCAGTCGCTGTCGATCTTGGCGGCGATGGCCAGCGCCAGCTGGGTGTTGGCCTCCCCCACCGGGTTGCCGTAACCGGACAGCACCGCCTCATCGGTCAGGCCGATGCCCTTCATCGCCTTTTTGATCTTGGCCTTGCGGGTGGAGGTCGTCATCTTCTCGATGGCAACCTCGCCGCCCTCGGCCACATCGGACGCATCGCCGATGTAGGTGTAGGCGGGCACCGTGATGGTGTCGCCGGGCACACCGGCAAGCGTATCATCAATTTTGGCGAACGGTGCCACGCGCAGCTTTTTGGGGATGCGGGCCGAGACCATGTCGCCCATGACCTCCGGGTCGATCAGATCGGACAGTTTGGTAATAAAATCAGACATAAAATTTTCTCCTTTTCAAATCCGATTGCTTTGCAGGGGCCGGGTATGCGCGGCCCTCAACTTTTTTGTGGTTGCCTCTTTTCCTGTTTGCCGCAGGGGTGTCCTTACCCCGCCTCCTACTTCTTCATCTCCTGATACACCTCCGGGTTTTCCCGCTTCAGCGCCAGCCGCTCGCGGTAGCCCATGCGGTCAAATGCCGCGCGGTCAGGCGTCACCGGCACACTGCCGGTCCCCGCCGCATAGGGCGCCGGGGTCATCTGCTTCTGCTCGTCCATCAAGCCTCACCTCCCTTCTGTCTCTCCGCGCCGATAAACCGGCGCCGTATCTCGGTCAGCTCCGCCTCTGTCTCGCACGGCAGATCAAAATACCATGCCAGCGCCAGCTCGGGGCGCAGCAGCCCTGCATCCACCATCTCGCGCTGCTCTGCCCAGACGCGGGCGCGGTCATACAAAACGCCGTCGCCCCAGTCTATAGACGGGGCCGCGTCCGCCGCACCATGCGGCACGCCGTACAGCGCGCCCAGCGTGCCGCAGAGTGCCATCGCCTGCCGCACGGTGTCCGCCCAGGCGGCCTGCAGGTCGCGGATGGTCAGGTCGTAGTCCACCGCTGTTGCGGTGATCTCGGTCGCGGTGCGCGGCTCGCCGGTGCCGTCCAGCTCGCTCAGGATTCCGCGGCGCAGCCCCAGCAGGCTTTCGCAGCCGCGTAAAAGGTCCTGCTTGCGGGCCAGATAGCTCTGCTCCCGCAGGGCCGGGCTGTAGACCGTCACCCCCACATTGGCGGGGTCGTCCGGCAGGCCGACAAACAAATCATCGCGCAGCGCGCGCCGCCCCTGTGCATCAGGCCGGAGCAGGTCCTCCGACGCAAACACGCGCGAGGCACCGTTCGCAAACTCGGTGTTCAGCTGCTCCTCGCAGCGGGCCAGCGCGTGCAGCAGCCCCGCTGCCGGGGCATAGATGCTCACGGCATCGGTGCTGCCATCCACGCAGTTCATCAGCGGCATCCGCAGCACGGCCAGCCCCACACCCTGCACGCCGGGCAGCACCAGCTGCGGCACCAGCGCCGCACAGGCGGGCAGGGTGCTCAGCGGCACGCACCGCCCCAGCGCCTGCCCGTTCAGCTCAAACAGCCGTGTCTCAATGGTCAGCCCCTCGGCACCGGCCGTGCGGCGCTCCAGCAGGGCATACTGCTGCCCATCACAGCTGTGGCGCTCCATCGTGCCGACCGCCAGCAGCCGGCCGTGTGCATCCCGCGCCAGCGGCACATAGCAGTCGCGGCGGATGGCCGTAAAGTCAAACCCGCCGTCCGCCGGCACCGGCTTGAGCAGACATTCCCCGCCGACCAGCGCGTACTGCATGGCGGTGCGCGCCGCCGCGTTCAGGGCTGCCAGACTGCGCTGCACGGCCTCCGGCGCAGCGGCCGGCAGCCGGGTCTCATATTCAGCAAACACGGTGCGGCAGAGCTTGCCCACGATGAGCGCCGCCAGCCGCGGGGCCGCATCCTCGCCGGGGCGCGGCGCGCCGTAGTATAAATCCAGCCACTCCCGCAGCGCGGCCCGCATTTTTGCCGAGGTCACATCGCTTTTTCCAAATGCCTGTTCCAGATAAGTTTGTATAGTCCGTTCCTCCTTTCTTAAAGCCTTCCCCCTGCGGGGGAAGGTGGCGCCGCAGCGCCGGATGAGGGGCAGCGTTTCCGGCGCATCCCATAAACGGGCAATCCCGGCAGCTTCGCCCCTCATCAGTCAGCGGTCGGAGCCGCTGACAGCTTCCCCCAAAGGGGAAGCCGCGCTGCCTCAATTTCCTCTCCTTCTCCACACCCCTTCCAGCGCGTAGCGCACCGCATCAATGTGGTGGTTGTTCACATCCGGGTAACCGGGCAGCACCTCGCCGGTGCGGGGGTCGCGCTCATACTCATACTCGCTGAACTCGGCCGCCGTGTCCGGGCAGCGCGCCGGGTCGATGACGATGGCCGCCAGCCCCTGCAGCCACTTCATGCTCTGCCGCACACTGCCGGGGCCCTTTTGCGCCGCACGGCAGGGCAGCCCGGCGGCGCGGTAGTCGGCGCAGGACTTCGGCTCGGCGGCGTCCGCCGTCAGCGGGCCGCTGTCGGGGTCGGTCAGGCCGCGCTCTGCCAGCAGCCGGGCCGTCTCGCGGTTGGGGGTACGGCGGCGGGTCAGCTCGTCATAGATGATCAGCGTGCGCCGCGCCGCATCGTAGCACACCGCATTGTAGGCCCATGGATCGGGGTACCAGCCCCAGTCAACGCCGTGGTAGACCCGGTCGCAGCGGTCCAGCTCGTCCTGCGCAAGGGTGCGCAGCTGCAGGTTGTCAAACACCGCTGCGCCGCTGCCCACCACCTCGCCGCCGTACTCATGCCGGTATGCCGCCGGGTTCGTCCGCTCAAGATGCGCTGCATCCTCCCAGAACCGCTCCCCCAGCAGCCCGCGGGGCAGGTCGCGGTAGGTCGAGTGGTGTACCAGCTTGCCGGGGCGCTGCTCCAGCGCGTAGCGGTTGACCCAGCTGCGCGCCATAGCCGGCGGGTTGAAGCTTTTCAGCGTCAGCGCCCAGCTGCCGCCGCGCAGCACCGTCTGCTCGACATTGCGCACCTCCTCGGGGCCGTCAAACTGGTCAAGTTCCTCAAACCAGCAAACCCCCACCGAGCCGAACGGCAGCTTCAGGCTTTTCAGCTTGCCCGGATCATCCAGCCCGAAGAACAAAATTTTCTGCCCGGTCGGCAGGTAGGTACATTCCATCGGGCTGACCGTGCAGCGGAAGTACCCCGCGCAGCCCAACTCCCCGATGGCCCATACGATCTGGTTGTACACACTGTTGCGCAGCGTACCGCCCACCTTGCGCAGCACCACGGCATGGCAGTCCGGGCGGCGCAGCAGCTGCCACACAAGCTCGATGGACAGATAGCTGGACTTGCCCGACCCGCGCCCGCCCTTGGCCACGACCTCGCTGATGCCGCCGCTGCGTATCGCGGTATGCACCGGCCAGAAAACGCCCGGTATCTTTTCCTTCAGTCTTACCCGCATCCGTCTGCCGCCTGCTCCTCTCTCTCATTCGTCCACGATGACGACCCCCTCCTCCCTTGCGCCGTCCCCCAGCCCCAGATGCTTGTAAAGCATCTCGAGTGCGCGCAGCTTGTCGGCCACCTTGACCGGCGGGCCGCCCTCCTCCCCCGGGACAGCGAAGGCGATCTCGGCCAGCTCGCCCAGCACATGGTCCGCGTTAATTTCGCACAATGACATTCCTCCCTTCGGGCATGAAAAAACTCGCGGGCGACTTACCTGTCTCCCACGAGTTTCGATGCTACCATATTACCACTATTAGTTGTGAAATACAATGAAATCCCGTGAACTCTCTGCGAAATTCCGGGAAATGTTTTTCACGCCCCCTTTTCCGGCTCCATCCGCTCAACAGCCGCGTGGTGCAGCTGGTAGACCCGGCGCTGCACCACGCCCATCGCATCGGCGATCTCTGCAAAGCTTTGGCCCATGAGGTAGCGCCGCTGCAGCACCTGCCGCCCTGCGCTGTCCCCCACCGTCAGGATGCCGCGCATCACCTCCATCCGGGCCGCCATGCAGCCATCCAGCTGCTGCGCCAGCCTTTTCTGCGCATCTTCGATATGTTCTACCGCGCGGGGCAGCCGGTCAGCATCGGGGCCGCTGCGCCCCGGCATACCGGACATGCACGCCGTCACCCGCGCTGCATCGCTGCGCAGCACAGTGATCTCCTCCTCCAGCATACGCTGGCAGCTCAGCGCGGTCTGGTAGCGCCCAAGCCACGCCACTTTTTCCTGATAGTTCAT